TACTGGTTTATCTGGACACAATGTTAGTGTAGGCAACTCCACCATCATACGATATTGAGCGTGTCTAAAGAATGAATGGAACTTTATATCAGATTCTATGCGCGGAACCATAAACTGATTTTGTATTATTTTATCTTTAAAAACTAATACATATATTAAAAAAAACACGCATATGATTATGAATGCGCCCCAACCATAGGACACAATAAACTTTAGAATATTTTCCATATAAAATTGCCTTTTTTATATTTATTTAAAGTGCTATTTTATATCAATTTACAATTTAAAGTTAACCAATTACAAAATTTCTTATTAGACCATGTTGGAAAATAATTATATTCTTCGTTAATAATTATATACCTAACAATCTTTAGGTTTCAATCCGATATACGTTTTACTATTAGATTTAAAATCTTCATGTACTGGGACTTTACAATACTTAGTAACATTAAATGCTTGTTTATGTTTTGGCGCATCTTCTGCTGCCATTTTTAGAATATTTTTAGATTCTACATATTCAGAGAATGTTAAACGCATTTTATTTTCCATAGTTATATAATTATTTATGATATTAAAAATTGTTTAATGAATAATGTAGTCCCATCTGGTATTTTCAAATCTAAGAATTCTTGCATTGCAATGCCACTACTAGTAACAGCCCATTTAGCATTCATATATCCTAACGATTTACCAAGACCAATACAACCTAATAAATCATCCATTGTATTGGCTTTATGAAACAAAATTGCTGATCTTGCATGGGTGTTATCTGGAAATAAACTCACTGTGCCGCCCACAACTGCTAATGTTCTCCCGAATGATGGTGCATCATACCATTTAACCTCGTATTTGCCCTCTGGAATGCAAGATTCTCTTGGTTTGTTATCAGCCCATGGGCGCTCTACTGAAAACGCTCTGAAGTCGTTGTAGATCAATCTACCGAAAGTCCCAAACGGTGTGTATCCAAATCTTTCTAATACTAAGAAACTCATGAAATAACCTCATCAATATATGATGATATTTATGAGTTATTTTCTTGCATAGTGATCATTCCAAATGTCACTAGTCAGTCCAATATCAATTATAACTGGACGACCTTCGTATATACCCCAATTACGTAATTGGGTATATTCACGCCATGGATGATGAGTATAATTTCCTACATAATCTGTAAAATTTTGAACCAATTCACTTTCTGGGTTTATTCCTTCTGGTATATGGTAACCACGTTCTCTTCCACTTTGTCTTACACAATAGATAACAAAATCATATAAATTGCCACCAGTAGCCTTTTTAAAATCTGATTGTTTAGCTTTGGTAGCAAATTCTGTATGAATCCAAGTTGGATTTTCCGTTGATTCATCATAGTCTATTAGAGGTATTGTTATATTCAACCCCTTTAAATACCAATCAGACAGTGCTGAAGATTCTTCACCATTTTGTGCCATACCTTTGGCATTCTTGGCAATTTTCAGAACTGTTCTTCTACCTTGATATGGAATTTCAAATGCTACTCTAGATGAACCTGTACCTAATTGTTTAGCTTTAGCCTTAGCATATTTTATACGTTGTGCAAACGGTACTCTTTCAGAATATATCGCAGCATCCCAATCGTCTGGTAGTGGAGTTTCTGTTAAAAATTGTAGGAATCTTTTCATTTATTATTTCTTTTTAGTTATTTATTGTAAATTTTAATTTACCACAATCCCAAATACGATCATAACCTAGTTCAATCATCATTTGATATTCTTTTTTAGTCTCATCATATATTTGTGGATATTTTTCTTTGATCATATCTTTTCTATAATTCCATCGATGGTATCTTTTACCATCAATTAAATAACAATAATCCAAATCTACTTTAGACTTTAGAGTAAATCCTAACTTTGCATACATATCACCATTGCTGACTCTACAATCAGCAAACGAATATAACTCATCAAATTCAATATTCTGTTTAAACTTATTTAATAACCTACTAGCTATACCAGTTACAACATAACCACCTTTAATACAAAATCTTGAAAGCTCATATTTTTGCTTAATCATTGGCTTACCTTTCATAAATATTTTTGGTTTAGAAAATGACATGAGTGCTACTAACTCATTATTGAAATATGCACCATATGATATATTTGCCCTGTCACTACCTAACAAATGATTAGCATCTAGGAATATTTTCTTGTCTTTAGCAGTAACTTCGCGCAATTCACATTTTCTAGCATGTATTATATGATTAGTATTCATGTTATACGCATATTTTACTTTATCTAATATTATATTTTTCTTTTCAATCCATTCATCTTCATAAAAAAAGAAAGATTTTATACCATTATCATTAAGATTTTTCTTACTTGAATTCATCGATGATCTAGTGGCTATTTGTTGAATCATTTTAGAATTTTCAAAAATATGAAACACGATTTTGTTAGTCTGGTCATATGCATTATAATTATATTCACCAATGTCAGCGTCTATAATAATTCCAGGTATTAAATTTTTTATAGTATTTTTAAATTCCAAAATATTAATATTTTCAGGAATAAATTCACGCATGCTATTTGGAATTTTAGTAGTTATATTAATATTTTTGCGTAGATTTTGATTTGCTGGAATTACTCGCAAATTATCTATTGCGGCACATACCTCTGGTGGAATTTTATTTCTAAAACAATATGATATTGGGATGATATGATCTAAATGATTTTTAAACCCCCTCTTCAATGGGAAGCTTTCAATATTACGATCATAATTAGTATTAGACATATTATTGACAACTTTCTTATACCACGCAAAATCATCAATCTTCTTCAACGATTGTTCAGATCTTGTGTCATTAAATGATTTCATTCTTACTGCTTTATTCTCATCATTACATGGTTTACAAAAAGATCTTTCAGATAACAGATATGTTGGTTTTGTTTTCCAAGAACGCCCACAAGAGCAATTTGTATTAGTTGCTATAATGTCATCCAATTTACTTCTAAAATCTGTAACAACAAATCCCAATTCTTTAATTTTCTGTTGCATTTGTAATTTTTCTTGCTGGAATCTTTTATCCATAGTACATCTAGGACAACCATGAATACCATGTTCTTTAAAATTATTCATTTTTGATTTAGGAGTAGCATTGAAAATATTACCACATATCATACAACGTATATCATGATGTTTATTTGATGCTGAGAATGTTCCAACGATTTCCAGGCTTGCTAATTTTAAACAGTCTGGGTATGAGAATTTTTCCATAAGATATCCTTTATTCGTTATTTATCGATAATATACGAAGTGTACCACGGAATTCCCAAAACACCAATAAAAAAGGGGCCGAATGGCCCCTTTTTCGTTGTTTTTACCACTTTTTATGCAACTATTAGACGAACTCTAAGTTAGTTACATTAACTCTGCCGTAATAATCAGCTGAGTTACCTAATGACACGGTAGGATCAGTGAATACAGCTTTACCATAACGAGTCATCAAACCAACCACTGGCTGCATGGTAACAGGGTTTACAACTACACCTGTTGACATTACAGGAACATATGGACAGTAGAAATAACCTGCATCAGTTTCACCGTTACCAGACTTCAAACCAACTAGAATGGTATCAGAACCTGCTGGATCAGATGAACCTGGGCCAGCTTGATTCCATAAGTATGAATAAACCTTAATAGAACCATTTAAAGTACCAACTAACATGTTGTTGTTTGGACCCTTGAATGAACCTTCAACAGCTGGAGCAAATACAGCTTTAGCAGCAGTCTGTAGAACTGAAACAATCATTGGGGAAACTACAACGAAATTACCTGGACCTCTACGAGTCTTACGTGCAATAACGTTTGCAACTTCACCGATTCTTACACCAACGTGTGAGAAACGATCACCTACGAATGCAGGAGCATAAGTAGTACCAGCAGTTGTTGAGAAATCGAAAGTTCTCAAAGTACCAGCTAATGCTAACAAGTCATTGATGATTTCAGCATCGATTTCTTGAACGATTTCTGCACTTAGTGCTTTTGTCATTTCATTTTCGATATTGATACCATGCTGATTTTTCGCATCTTGCATAGCTTCGATGGTCCAACCAGCCTGTAACTTACGGCTCTTAGCTTCAACAGCTTGAGACTTCAATACTAATCCCATTTTACGACCAGCAGAACCTTCCAAATATGAACCGGAACCACCATATAAACCACCACCAACTGCTTCACCGTACAATGTAGTACCAGAAGTATAAGTAGTTGAATCTAAAGTTGAACCCCAGCCATCACCAGTACCAGTAGCAGCATCAATATCTGATGGTGCTGAAGTACCATCTGCACCAGGATATGCGATACCAGAGGCACCAGCGTCCTGTGCTGCACCAGTATTACCTGAGTAAAACTGACGGATTGGTTTTGCGTTTGAGAAAGCTTCATCACCAGCTGATATATCATAACCACCAAACTGTGAACGACTTGGGTCATGAGTCATATCTTCGCTATATGTGTACTTCATGGAGAAGACCTGTGATACTGGACCTTGCATTGGCTGAACACCAACTAATTCAGTAGCAATAGTACCAGGAATAATACGTCTAATTAATGGTAATAGAGTCTTACGGAATCCAGCGATATCATGTGCAGCAATCGCGCCAGCAGCAGCAGTTTCAGTTAATCCACCAGTTAAATACAAACGAGTATTTTCTAAAACTTTTTCTGTTATATCTCTCTTTGATGGTGATAGACCTTCCAAAAGCGCACCCTTGGTTTCTTGCCAGCCTTCACCTAATATTTGATTTTCATTCATTTCATTGTCTCCTTTATTAGTATGTTATAGAATGATAATTGGTTAATTTACAATACCAGCCAATTTCTGTAATTCAGCATATTTCGCACGGTCCACTGTGATCACAGGCTGAGTTGCGTTTTCATTAACTTGTGATGGTAAATCACCAGTTTTTACAACCGTTTTCTCTTCAGTTGCTGAACCTTTATCACCTTCGGCAAGTACCTTGTTGTCTTCCTTCTCCGTAGTGTCTACAGGTTTTGTTGCTACAGTCTCAGTTAAGATTCTTGTAATATAAGTCTTATAACCTTCTTCCAATTTTTCAATTGGCTTATGCTTCAATAAGGCTTCCATTAATTCTCTTGAACGTCCTGTCAATGGCTCTAATACTTCTGCTAATTTCTTAGCATGGGATAGAGTTGCATGTTCTTCTTTTAATTTCTTCAATTCTAAGGAAGTATTTTTCAATTCCAATTCCTTAGCATTTAGAGTTTCTTGAATTTTGCTTTCATCAATATGAACTCTTCTAAAAGTATCTTGGAAAGCTTCAAAAATCTTCATACCTAATTGATTCTTTTTAACTTCTTCAATACTTTCACGTAATTCTTCAAATTCTTCAGTGATAACTGCATCTAAGAACTGATCTAGATTTTCTAATAGTTCTTTCATTTCAGCTTTCATCTGTTCTTGTAACTTTTTCTTTTCAACATTTAACTTGTCTGCATACTGAACTTCCAAATCCTTGAAATTTTCAATATCTTCTCTAAGTTCATTCATTTCCTTTCTGAAAAATTCTTCAGCTTTAGTATCTAAAGCTTCGATAAGATTTTCTTTATCTGCAATAAATTGTTCAGTTAGTTCAACGCGAACTTTGTCTTCAGTTTCTTTCTTAGCTGCTTCAACAGTTTCCTGAATCAATTTAGTAAATGATTCTTTTAATTCAACTCTAGTGTCTTCCGTTAAAAGCTCACTTGCTAACAATTTCTTTAGTAGTTCATCCATTTTTATATTCTCCTAAACAATAATTTCAGAAATGGTATTATTTGGTAATATTTATGTAACGTGACAACTAAAAAATATACTCATTCGTAAGTAGTTGATTTATAAAGATTTTTTTATTTTTGTTTTTTAAAAAAATCTATTGACAAACACAAAAAATCACTGTAAACTATTGTTTTTACAGTGATATTTTATATGAAAAATAAAGAAGTTATATTGATTGATTTTGATGGAACTATAAGTCCATCTCACGGATTTACAGAAGCGCCATTATCAGATGCCATATCAGCAATTAAAAAATTGTATCAAAACTATACAATAGGAATCTACAGTTGTAGATTCAATTTAGAAATTTGTGATAGGAAAGATGGTGAAAAGGTTATTGAATATTTGAAAAAATATGAAATACCATATGATTTTATACAATATGATAAACCTTTATTCAAAGCTGTTATTGATGACCGAGCATATAATCCAGATCATATAGGGTGGAGCGGGATATTGAATATTTTAACTGGATTAGACCCAACCATTTAAAAACCCATACACCACTTGAAAACATTCCAAGTGCAACTGACGCGCCAGCAGCAACTTCAAATTCATCAGAAATAGTTTTAGTAGAACCAGCGGCTAACAACACAGTTGCGGTCATAATTATCTTCTTCTTGTGATTGTTATAGTATCGATAGATGGTAACATAGCTAATAATTCTTGATCAGATGGTTGAGAAATAGAACCAGCAACAACACTAGCTAAAATCTCATAGCTCTTTGTCCATACTTCTGAGCGCCATGTTTTTAAAAGTAATGCATCATTTGCAAATCTTTCATTTGTGTCGTCAATATACGTACAAGCAGTAAATATATTATCAAATCCTCGTGCGCGTGCCTCATTATCTAACATATCTTGAATTACTAATGCCAAGCGCTGTTGTTCTATAGCTATTGGATCACTTTGATTTAACGCTAATGAAGCAGCTACAGCATCTGCTCTAGATGCATACCACGTCCATCCATATACAGGATATGTATAATTATCTTTTTCAGAAGCTAATAAAGAAAAACCAGGACCATGAACTGCCGTTGGCGCATATCTTAAATCTATTGTATAAAAACCTGATGTATCTATTGACATTCATTACTCCGTATATTAATTATTTCTTGTACTAAATCACCACCAAAATATGAAAGATTATATACACCATGACGTAGTATTATCATAAACAGATGATAGTAATGTAGCCATATATATTCCTAAATATAGACATATTTATTCAAATCCATTAAAATATATTAGATCATTTTGGCATAAATTCATTGTTCCGGCAATATCCGTAGAATCTCCAAACCATAAAACTGCATAATTGTGGTATATTCCCACACCCATTGCACCAAAATGCACATTAGCCCATACACCACGATTTAAAATCACATCATTATGTGCTGAACTATTCTGCCATAACCATAATGCTGTTTGCGCATCTATTTCGCCACCGGATACGGCAGCATTTTCATATCCATTCCCAGTAAATGTATTAGCCGATATCTGTCGAGGTTTGCCCCACATTTGTGCTGCCTGTACATGATCTGGTGTATAACATACAGCCTGCCATAATAATGGCATAGCATTAGACCAACTATGAATACCACAGACACCAACTATTGGATTATTAGTCATTAAGTCCCATACATGCCATTGGCCTACGGTTGATACCCAATAGGATACTGGAACTGGTTGTAGACCATTTGCAACCCTATAGTTATTAACTAGAATGGTCAACTGATTCTCTTGTTCATTTAAGCAAACACCAGTGTTTGCTGGAACTTGTGCAAACACTGGTGCGGACATTATTAAAAATAGTATTAGTAATATATACTTCATAGTTGTGTAACCTCCGAATATATTTATAGAATACTCTTTTCCCTTGCCAATGCGTGCAATTCATCTACTAATATATTGAGATATTTAACTAATTCTATTGGTGTAGTTATTACCAATTTTTTGATGATTGATCTATTATCATTATGTGCTAATACGTATCGTTCAAACGATAAACGTGAAGCTATAGTATGTAATGTACAACTCTTAATATTTTGGAAACCGTATAAACTATCACGACCCTTTAAAATATTATAAATCATGTACACTTCTGGACGATTCGTAGCTCCACCAGCGTTTACAAACTCTTTCCATTTGTTTATAAATTCCACATACTCTTCTTTACTATTAAATAATTTCATTTTATTCTCCTTTGAATGTCTGAAATTTTGAAAACACTTTTCTCTCAGCACCGTAAAGCGGCTCTGAACATATTGCAGTTAATTCATTGTCTCTATCAGGTTCTCTAAATTCTACGAAATCGATGTCCTTGCCACTCAGATAGGCGCACTGAGCCAACAAGTCTAATTCGTTTTTAACGTCACAGACAATTACGTATGGGTGGGTGTTTGTAGAGTATTTTTTAGTGATCTCTATAGCCGCGTGACATGACTGTACGATCATCTGTGGTAAAGACAGATCTTTTCGTATTAAAATATAGAGATATGGGTTATTTTGTATCTCACCGATAGACGTTGCATCTATGGTGTTCGCAGCACAGATATTGTCTATCTGTTTATTATTTGAAACCTACCAAGCAGTCTTGCTATTCATAATTATTTCCTTAATTAATTTGAATGATTTATTACTATTTTTACGCTTTGTACGTTCTTCATCATACTCTTGCATAACGTATTTATCAATGTTTTCATCAATAAAAAACTTCAACAGTAGGCTTATAGTAGACCACAAAACAAAAACGCAGTCGTTTGACTGCGTTTTTTATTTTCGGATAGTGTAGGATTCGAACCTACGGACCACTTTTTTAGGATGATCTCCAACTTTCCAAGTTGGTGCTATAGTCCGCTCTGCCAACTATCCATTCTTTTGATTTATGATAAAAAATTGTATTGTTTCTACTCTGTGCTATCAAATACTCTACTAAAGATTTTAAATCAAATCCCGATTCATCGTCAACACGATACCACGCATAATCCATTTCATCACATAAAAAATCTTCAATACGTCTTAAATATTCTTTAGTGTATTTAGGATTGCACCTTGCGCGAAATAATTCTAACATAAGGTTAAAATATTGAAATGAATTCTCGTACATTTTATTAATCACTATAATTTTGTGGTAATGATCCGAGTCGAACGGACATCTAAAAGTTTATGAAACTTTTGCTCTACCATTAAGCTACATTACCATTGGCGGAAATAATAGGATTCGAACCTATGGACCCACGTCTTAGGTGGATCTCTTGTTTAGCAAACAAGCGTCATAAACCACTCGACCATATTTCCATTATTTGTTATTTATACTTTTACATCACCGCATGTAACTGCTGATGGACACGCTACATTACTACACACATACCCATATGATTTTCCATATTCAAATACCATATTACATGTTGGACATGTATAACTATTCTGTTGAGGATAAGCTATTGGATAGTATGAAAAAAATGGATATTTTCTTGTATCCCGTTCAGCTTCTTTAATTTTTTTCAACATTTCTTCAGTAAGAAGATTATCTTTAGGTGATACAATCTGGTCATCTTCTACCAGTTTTCTTTCATGTCTTAAAGAATTTAATTTGTCATTTAAATCTTTTAAAGTTTTTTCATATCCAGTAACTGTTTCTTTGGCTGATTTTAATTTTTTAGATATTGCTTCTAATTCTTCAAGAATTTGAAGAATTGCTGCGTTTAACGATGATAATTTAGTTTCTTTTGACATATCCTATCCTTAGATCAGGGAGGGAGATTCTCCCTCCCTGATTCTAGCACTTAAAATGTATAACTGGCACCAACCCATGCATGATTATCCAAATCTACAACATCAGTCTGACCACCTACTGAAAAACCAGCATTTAGCTCTAGTTCTCTCCATACTGGATATGACGCATAGACTTGAAAATTGTTAAATTCTGCGCCTGAATTACCATTTGTATCATAATTCACAACACTAGCCAAAGCGCCTAGTGTTAGGTTAGGTACAAATAATTCACCTTCTACGCCAACTCCAACATATGCATCCTGATTAACATCAGATGATATTCCATATCCGACTTCACCATAAACATAACCACATGCCAAGCGTGCGCGCAATTCAGTGTAATCTTCTGAATATGAAACTGGATTAATAACTCTTGCCAATCCCACAGTATAACCAAAATCACCAACTGATGCGCCATAACCAACTTCTAAATCTGATCGCACGGTTGTATTATCATTCAATGGTGTTACTTCTACGGTGTCAAAATTACCAACAACATAGACACCATCTGCTACAACATTATCGAACTCTACACCCAAACCAACTGACACATTGGATGGATTTAATTCCACGCCACGGTAAACTAGATCTGACGTAACTCTAAACACTGCTGTTGAATCGACTTCAGATGCTGAAGCAGCAGATACAGCCAATACTGACGCTAATGTAATTGCTAACAAATTTCTAATCATTTAATTATCCTTTTCATGATGTTGAAGAAGTATATATGCTGAAAAAACTCTTGTCAATCGTCCATCTCATCTATTATTTTTGCAGTGTATGTAAGACCAATAGAGCATGCCACTAATCCTATTACTATCTTAAGATAAGTCATAACACTATAAGTTGTAAATAATTTAATTATTACAAATATAATTGGTGATGGTAGTATTAATAATACACATATAGATTGTAAGAATATTAGTATTTTTATCAAAATTTTACTCATGTGGCACCCCATACGTAAAGGAATGATCTGAGCAATGTTCAAACCCATTATCCTTATATATTTTGTATAGTACAGTAGATGTTGTGGTTCTGTCTAGTGGCATAGCGTCTAAACATATGATGAAATTGTTTAAATCTGCATATTCTTTTACAAGTGTAATTAATTTTTTTGAAAACCCATTTAATTTAAATTTTGGGTAAATTTCTAATCGTTGTAGATACACAACTGCTTTTTTACAATCATTTGGTATACAATAAAGTTTAAAATTTATATTAGATGATTTACTTATCTCAGCATGACCTACCACATCATCATTAACCATTAACTCAATTATCATTTAATCCTATCCACATCGTTATCTGACCCCAATATGTTAGTAAATCCTCATAATCCTTACATTTACCAAAATTGAATACTGGTATGTCAAATTTGTTTGCTAATTTTATGGCAGTGGCAGTACCACCAACTATTTCTACATTCTTGGTCCAGCATATTACAAACTCGCTGATAGGTTCATCAATTAAATTACCCAATACTTGATGTACATTTCTACAATGTAATTTCTTACCAGCTTCTGACAATCTATCCCAATGCTGTTTATTAATTACCAATTGGACAATATTAATTGTCAATTCTTTTGAATATACATAACTTGAATCATTACCATTAAATCCTAACCATGGTAGCCAAATTTGTTTTTTACTAGCACCTTTTTCAAATGCCATATCTGCTCCTGGCGCACCACCTGACCTTAGAATATATCCAGAATTAGTTAATTCTTGTGCAATCCACGTAAAGAACTCTTGTATGAATTGGGGTGTTTCGCGAGAACCAACTCCACAGAAGAATTTCATAATAGTTTATTTAACTGTACTTGTATAATGTCTGGAACGTCGTCAAGATCGAACACTAATGGGATGTTGTAATAATTAGCGATAAATTCCACATTACCATATTTCCAAAATTCTTTTGGACAACATATAACTATCTTTTTTCCTAGAGTTGCCATCGCGCCCAATTCTAAAAGACTTATAGGACTTTTAGTTTCTGGTTCAAAATTAAATACAACCAAATCTGATTTTAAAAGACATTTCCATTCCCATGAAACCTGATGATTAAATCTTTCATCTTTAATAGTATTATTGATTGTATTATCCCAATTTTTTAAATAAGGATTATAAAATACCAAATCTACATACGGATATCTATTGGAATACATTTCAACAAATTTAGAAACTAATATTTCTTGCCAAAATCTAGCTTTACCCATTTCAATTGAACCTGCTAAAAAAACTGAAATATCAGAGTTTACAGCACTATCATTGGGTGTCACAATTTTAATACTCATATATTAGCCTTTATTATTTAAATATTTTATCCAAAATGCGCTTTATTGATGAATCTACAATATTTTGACTACCCATTGGATGTACGACCCATCTATAACTACCTGTAACCAAAATATCTCTTACATTATTAGTAACATTATGTACAACAATACAAACATCTAATAATATTTCATCACTATTATCAAAAAATATTTTAAGCTCATCACATATGCTATCAATAATTGATTGATTAACATCTATATTAACATTTCGAATAATGTGGAAATTAGTACTCCACAACGAAAGTTGTTTTGCCTTCCACATTGGAATCAATGTGGAATTATGCGAAACGACCTCGGTAGCAAATAATGACATCTGTACAGGTGGTAGTTGTGTCTCATTAGGTGTATTCCTAACTCTATTAATTTTACTAATGTCTAAATAATAGATATCAGCAAATAAAATAGCTTTTAACCCATCACAGAATATATCAACTATTATATTAGTTATGGCATTATTTTTTAGTGTTTCATTGTTATGTAATGAATTTAAGATGCTTGATTCTATGAGAATTGAATCTTCTGATAGTTGTTCAGAAAATATTTTAAAAGCATTATAATCAATATTCTGAGTCTTATTTGTTTTATCCTTGTAATTACAATAAGCCATTGTAATTTCATTATGCTCTTGTTCTATTTCATGTACTTGCATATCTAATGCATCTATCTCTACTCTTACTCTTCCAGAATGAATTGGGAATATTGAAAATTTATTATTATCATCTATATATTTTATAATATTGTTCGATACATATCTAAAGGATGTAGTGGTTTTTCTATCTTTGAATAAACATTTTAATAATTCAGTATTTTCAATACTTTGAAAAATCTCAACAGTATCATCAAATGGTACTGATAAATTGACTTCTTCGCCACGATCTATAGCATCTAATGTATCTTGTATTGGCGTCAATCGTCGTGTTTTTGGTGTCCATAAAATTTGTTGTAAGTATGTGTCAGCCATCATTGTTAACCCTATATTTTTACTATTTAATACGATTTATTATTTTTGTACCAGTTACCCTTCAGCGAAAAGTTCATTGAGTTTGGGAACTGTTCTTGCATCTTGTTTTGGCATTCATCACACTTTTGATCGTCACGTTCTAATTGTGAAACTAATCGATCTTCAGTGGCACCACATTTTCGACAAACATATGTAAATATCGGCATTTTATACTGCTTCCTAAAACATGTACATAAGCGTACATCATTTCAGTTCCTAATTCAACCATCCAACTTTCACACGATCTTTTGTATAAAGCGGTCAGATGTCCAAAGGCGTAACTTCGGGACAAGCCATCCCTAGTTGTCTCAATCCTGAGACATAAATATTTTTAGCTGCATTATGATCTCTATCTATTTCATGACCACAATCTTCACATTTGAAGATTCGATCTTTCAATGACAGATTAGATTTATAACAGCCACAATTTGAGCAACTTTTGGAAGTCGGAATCCATTTATCTATGACGACTAAATTGTTGTTATAAATCAATGATTTATATTTGAGTTGGCGTCTGGCTTCGCCAACGCCACCGTCAATTCCTGACTTACCAAACATTTTACTCCATGACTTCAAATTCAAATCTTCTATAATTATCGTTTGGTTTTCACGACAGATTTGAGTTGTAAATTTATGCGTGAAATCAGCACGTAAATCACTGATTTCCTTATGTATTTTTGCTACTTTAATTCTTTGTTTCTTTTTGTTTTGACTTCCATCTTTGCGTCTTGAATAGATTCTTTGGTATCTTTTCAGCTTTTGTAATTTAGACTTTAATGGCTTTGGTGAATCAAAACATTTGCCGTTCTGATCTACCGCAAATGTTTTGATTCCAAAATCTAGTGCTATTGTGTTATCTGAGCTTCGGTCTTTGCTATAATCTTTCATTTCAACAGTAATAGATATGAACCACTTATTTGCTTTTCTACTCACAACACCTGACATGATTTTACCAGAAAATCTTAACTGTTCCTGTAATTGCAACTTTCCAATAACCGGAAGTCTTATAATATTAGCATTTACATAAAATTTATCATTTGATACGTAAAATGTATCGTTACTCCATTTCTTTTTAAATTTTGGATATTTGGTTTTCTTTTTGAAGAAATTATCGAATGCTTTTTGTAAATTTAAAAACGGTTTTTGATTCGCGTCTTTTGGTGAATCATAAATCCATGGAAATTCCTGTCTTTTAATTGTATTAAATTTCTTAATTAGTTTCGAAGCTGATGGTTTTTCTCCAGCTTGATATTGTCTATTCCATTCTGATAACCCCCAATTATAAGCAAATCTAGAACAACCTACGGCCTGTGACAACATTTGTTCCTGTTCTTTGCTGGGCTTTAACTGAATTTTGTGAGCAAGAATCACGATTGATTACTCACCCTTTCGCTTAATTTTTGCATCTTTTGGCACAAGAATAGTCCTTGAAGCAGTTTGATAAGCTCCTTCAATGTAACCAAGATGAAACCAGTTGTAAGCAGTTTTGTAACACACACCTTGTGTTTTTGCGAAATCCACCAATTTTATCATCATTTTTCAATTCCTTTTAATCTATTTATACGAATTGTAAAACAGTATGATAATATTTTGAAACTCACGTTTTTAAGAATAAAATGACTACGATTTTATTTTTGATAAATAAAGTAAATAACTAACACTTAGGAGTTACTGTAATGAAATTTATACAAGAATCAGTGCATGATGGTATCATGGATGCTTTAACAAAGCAACTTAATAAATTTGAAGAAGCTTTTCAGCATATTCAATTTGGCTACAATCTAGCCATCACAGAAGGCGTAACAGATGATTTAGATCCAGACCTTGATACTGCGATGGACCAATTATCAAAGCGCCTAGAAGCTGCTAGACGTGGCTTAGGATTAACCAACAAATTACCACCTGGGGAAAGTCGTGTATTACACCGTAGAAAGATAATGGGGAATTTAAATAAGATTAGAGCATTATTTAATTTCATTCAAAAGAAATTAGAAGCTTCTGCCGGTGATGATAGTGGTCAGAGTGGCAACGAAACTCAGCAATTTCAACCAAATAGACAGCAATTTTAATAACTAAAAACAATGTAAATAAAAAGCCCGCTTCTGCGGGCTTTTTTTAATCTACTACAGCAAATATATGATCTTCTGTTAGAAACAATCGTTTGTCTAACTTCAATGCCGACTCTTCTTTATAAACTATAATATCTCCAGCTTTTACACTCATCTTCACATACTTATCATTTTTATCATAATATCCATCTGCTGCTGATAATACTCTGGCGAATGCATATGTAGTCACTTTTACTTTATCAGGAATTAATAACACACTCTTTTCTTCTACATCGTTTTCTATTTTTTCTATCAGGATATTTCTACCCATAGCTTTTATGACATCACTCATGAAAATTTTACTCCATAATAATAATTGTAATGAGAATTTTTATATCTTGAATCTAAATAACGTGGTTCTTTAAGAACCCATTCATCTCTTTTTTGATGGTAAGAGATAACAGTACCAACCATACATAGAAGTGCATAAGTACAGACTACAAATTCATTAGAAGAATCAGCATTTAATAATACTTTATGTTCATAGAATTTATTAGGTTCCTTACCATTCCAAATTTTATTGTAACACAATTCACTAGAATATATTAATCTATCTGGTCTTATGCCATTATCATTTAATAATTTACTTTTCATAGATTCTAGGTCTTGATTAAAGAATCCATAACTACCATTTATTATTCTATTGTTATCTTTCAACAATTTATAAAATGTGGCAAACATAGCATCCATAGGTTTAAATCTACTTATACTCAATATCTCGTCATATCCTTCTATTCTAATCATATCTTGATTATTTTCAATTGACTTTCTATTAACAGATACTACTTCAGTGTTACAAAAATACATCATAAATTCCTTATAGTAATTTCAAATGACCAGAAATTTTATTTAAAATAAAATCATAATCCGGCCCAATTGCTGCGCAAGTTAGAGTTGGTATCCCATGAAATTCAGTAGCACCACTATCAACTATAGGTGATACCATCACGTCACTACTCATAGCTATATCTATAATTTCTTTTAATTCTTGTTCCGAGTCTACACCTACAACTATCTTAGTGAAAGAATTACTGATCCATTCTTCTGCTTCTGGTGAGAGGATTATTGGTAACTTGGTTTCGATATGTAATTTAATAAGTTTTGACATAAAAGCCATGGACGCATGTGCCGCTTGAGCGGCAATCTTACCCTTGCGCATGTTCAAATCTTTGCGTACTATGATGACCTGTTTGATCATTGTAAATCCTTATTTAATTTACAATATCATAGCTGAAAGGTATTTTTTTGTCAATATCTTATAAATAACATTATCATTAACAAATAACTTATGGAGTAATATATAATGAAAATTCAACATCTTTTAAACGAAGTGCAAGATATTTCTACTGGTACACAATCTATTAGATATAACGATTTAACTGATATTCAGAAATCGGTATTAGCTAAATTATATTCTGGTGCCATCTCATATGATACTGGTTCGCCAAATACAAAGAGAACGATTGATGAGCTTGAAGGTCTTGGTTTAGTATATCTTGGCGATGTCACTGAACAGGGTGAAAAAATGGTAGACATTTACAATGAATTGAATGGTCTTTCTCCTGAAATTTCCGCATTATCAGCTGCTAAAACTGCATCTAACAAGCAATTCAAAGGTGATAGAACATCGCGCTCAATCGATGATGGTGGCGAAAGCGAACTACAGTTTTAAATTTTCATCATTCAAATAAACAAAAAAGCCGCCAATTTGGCGGCTTTTTTGTTGACCTATTAACATAATTACTTCATTATAGATTCTAAAAATAATTTTATCTCTTTACTGAAATATTTCTGAGCAGACTTATCAGCTTGTAATGATTCAGCTAGTGTAATTATTTTATCAGATTTCTTGTAAAGTTGTAGATTTTCATAAATTGAAGATGGTGTGGCACCAATTGCACTAGGATTAACAACAACGTCAATAGTTACTAAGCCAAATCCACTAACAATCCCTTCTTCGTTAACTTGACCAGTACCTCTACTAGATACACCAATCTTAACTCCAGTCTTTGTAAGTTCTTTAACTATCTTACCCATTGGAGTGTCTAATAACTTAGCTTTACCTATAGCATTATTACCATCCATATATAATTCTGTAATTACATGGGATATTCTATCAATATTAATATTCAATGAATTTGGATGATCAGCTTCACCGAATATACCACCATTTTCTTGAATCATTCTATTAGCAGTTGCAACTGCTTGGCACATTTCACCTAATGGGTATATTCTCTTATTTCTATTTCTACTATCGGCTTGCATGAATATACCTTTCAGAAATAAATTCTTTGAATCTTCTGTAGATTCAAAAATTATATCTGAGTCATTATTAGAATATTCTTCTATTAATAATTGGTTTTTCATTATTTAACTCCATACGTAGTGTATAAGAATTTACTTAAATCTTCGGTTGTATTGAATTCTTTAGAGAAATTACCATCCATTGAGACAAAATTTATACCGGATTCAAAATCATCCATATTTGTCACAACTTTGCCAACTTGCTTACCATTTACTGTAATTATTCCAGTATGTGGTTCCATCTCCATATGCATGCCAGTCTTATCATTATATTCCAATAATACTCTTTGAATAGACTCATGTAATTTTTTTACTTTATCATTTTTAAATTCTGCTATAATAGCTTTAACTTTTTCTACAGAAAATTGGTGTGCTGACGCCA